GATCTCTTCACGAGGATAGTGATCGAACTCCTCCTGTAACCAGGAGAAATTTTTACGGTTGGAGACCGAGTTGTTGCCGCGCAATGATATATTCCTTCACTAGCTTCGATCGAACAATATCCTGTTCGAGGAAGTCAATATGTACAAAGTCATTCAGCCGATCGATAACACGCATGAAATTTTTCAGGCCGTTCTTCTCTTGGTCTTTCGTAAGATCTGACTGACGGAAGTCACCACAGAACAGTACTCTACAACCCTTACCAATACGTGTAATAACAGAATCCAGTTCATGGAATGTCATGTTGTTCATCTCATCAACGATGATGTAGCAATCATTCATTGTGACACCACGAATAAACGATGTCGAGATAAACTCAATGGCATTCTTCTGCTTCAGCACCTCGTATGCATCTGACCTGCTAAATAGCTCTGTACAGATTGAATAGTAAGGTGCCTCGTATACCTTCATCTTCTCATTTTGGTTACCCGGAAGGAACCCCATATCACGTGTTGGTACTACTGATCTTACTATATAAATCTTCTTTTGTACACCTCTTTTTTCCATCATCGCTTCAATTGTTTTATATAGTGCGATGTACGTCTTGCCGGTACCAGCCATACCATGCAACATCAGATGTTTTCCAGCATCGAATGCTTCAAATGCAATACGTTGATTCTCTGTGAGCGGGTTAACGTCTTTAAGCGTGAAGTTCTGACTTCTGAATGTTAGACCTTCTTGTTCATCACCATTCTGTCTGGCAATTCTCTTCTCTCTTTTTGTTAAACGCGGCTGGTTGTGTTCCACAAGTTATCCCTTGCTTTTATGTTTCGTGACGACGTCCCTAGTTTTAGATGCCTTGACACCTTTATCGCCGTGTGATTGACCCAATGGAGAGTGTGGGTTTGCCTTGGCGATTCTATTCAATACGTCACCAAACCCACTATCCGTCTTGACTCTGTCACCGGTGTTGCCGATAATCGAAATACTAAAGACCGGATTGATGGTGGGATTCTCAGCCAAATATGTCTTATAGGAATCATAAGACATCACATCCTCCCACTGCTCTCCGGTCTCAGTATCTACGAATTCATATAACGGCATCAATACTCTTCTTCAGTCAATTGAAATAATGCATTGACATTTTTAGACTTTAATGCCGCTCGCAGTCTTTTTTCTTTGATACGATCACGTTGATTATTTTGACCATAGTGTTCGTAATCATCACTGTACTTATTATTACGTTTAACCGACTTGCTCATTAGGGAATCAGTCCTGGGAATGCAAGGTTGACAACTTCGGCATCAATGCCTGTTACCTTCCTATCCTTGACAGCAATGAGTAGTTGTGCATCCTTAGGATACATCGTCTCAAGAAGTCCAATGAATAACATCTCACGCTTGACCTTGCCAAGCTCTGGGTTATTACCAAGAAGATACATTGAGAGAGTTCGAGCTTCATGATACAATCGACCTTCCTGATCAAGGTATGCAGTAGGCTTGTATGGAGGTGCACCCTCTGGTAGTTCCCACTTGACACCTGGATAGAATGCAAGTTCTAGGATATAACGAAGGGTATCGCTATTGTGATCACGCAGGTATTGTGCTTTCTCAACAGGTGTTGTAAGCTTTCCTGCGTTCTCGATGATTTGTGAAATAGCTAGTGTTGCCATATTAAAACTCATTGATGCTTTCGATTAGGTTCTTTAACTTCTTTTCAATGAAGTAGTTGAACAGGTTTTTACGATCCTTGCCTGCCTGTGCTTCATACTCAGAAAGGATATCCTCTTGGATATTCTGAGGAATGAATGTCAGGTCTACAAGCTGTTGGTTGCGACGGTATCCACGTAGCATACGCTCGTCGCAAAATTCTTCTGGTTTCTGATTGACCCATGTATCCACCTTCTTACTGGACACGGGCTTCTGCCGTTCACCTACAACCAGACAGTTGTCAGTCGACAGGAAATTAGGTATACCATCACCGATATCACCACGCATGATGTGTTCCTTGATGAACCGATCAGGATCGTTGGTGGTGCGGTACTTCTTCTGTACCGGATCGAACTGCGTGACGTTGTTGTAACGCTGCAGCTGGACGAAGTCCTTGTCACCGGAGAGTACCAGGATCTTCTCATTGGTATCACCGTGCTTCATAACGAGTGCACCGATGACATCGTCGGCTTCTGCACCGTTAACTTGAATGACACGATAGGGGAAGAATACCTTGAGTTCGTCGCGGATCTTATGGAGTGAATCGAAGATCTGAGTCCAGTTGAGTTCGGACTTTTCACGCGACTTCTTACGGTTGGCTTTGTAGTATGGAAAGATGTCACGCCGCCAGAAGTTACGGTCATCGCATGCGATGATCATCTCGCCGTACTCGTTTTTAAACTTCATGTTATATGAACGAATAGAGTTAAGGATCATATGGCGAAGAAGTTCTTCCTCGACTTCTGTATTTGTGTGGTTCCCAAGTTGCATCATCAAATTGGAAATCATTACTTGCGAAAGGTCAACAATAATCATATTAAATTAAAGAGCTTTCACTCTTCCTCCGTTTCAGTTGGCATAGAATAGGTATATTCTACGGTATCATCGTCATTGTAGCTAAATTCGAATAACGTATCAATCATCTTGTGGAATGGATGGTCAATATTGTAGTATTTATACAACAGAGACTTAGTAGCTTCCACAATCATCGAGACATCTTTGATGTACTCGTGTTGATCTGCATCAATACCGTTAGACATGAAGATGCTGATCAGTTGTGGTATCATGTCAGTAGCCATGACATCGGCAGCTTCACGTCTCATGCGATCGATATCTGCAACCATCTCCTCTACAGATTGTGGCGGTGTATTGAGTTTGTTTTTAGGAAATTGTATTACATTACCCGTCACTTAATTACCCTTAGTAGAATGGTTTGTTCGTTCAGCCGGCCGTTCGGTGCAGAAGCGGCCGTCTTCAGTTCTGGCATGAATGACCTGATAGCCACCTTGCCAACCTTCAAGAGTTCTGGGATTGTAATCTCTGGTTTCCTGAGAGACTTCGATACGCTCAATTCGGTATCCCAACCAATTAGAGTCGTTCCCTTCACTTGAATACCCTGAGGACTCATCGAGATGTACTGGGTCAGCTTCTTGTACTTTGTGTTGTATACCCATAGTTGGTTACATCCTACAACCTCAGTCGGATGGACTGAAACAATCCGCAGTGAAGGTTCTTCCTTCTGGTACTTGAGAGCCTTGACAACATCAACAGCCGACTTGACTTTCTTTTCACGCGGCTTGCGAAGCTTGACAGCCTTCCTATTATTTATGAACTTGTCACAGTCTGCAATAAGAGCAGAGTAGAAGGTACGCCAGAACTTGAGCTTCTTGCCATATGCTTCATTGACCTGCTCGTCATCAAGATCTGCTTCCTCCTTCATAGGAAGGTAGTAGTCACGGATGTAACCGGCGATCTGAGGAGTAACCTCATGCTTCTGCATGAAGCTATAGATATCGAAGGTGCCACCATTCATGACACCATCAAGCTGCTCCTCAATCATCGTGATCAACGTATTTGTACGTGCACGGATCCGTGCCTGGATGTCGACAACCGGCTTGGCTGCAACGTTGGCAGTTTCTTCCCTGATGTCTCCACCGATGACGTACAGTTCATTGAGTCGTTCGTTGAAGAAAGCCATTGAAGAGGCAGCAAGCACGTTACCATTCATCATGATACGTGCCTGCCAACCGATTGTGGTTATGACTTTGTACTTGGGGCAACGGCGGACAGCAGCGATCTGTTCACGCTTGAAGTCAGCATTCTTCATGTACTCGAGCAGCCACTCACGTGCCTGATCATTATCATGCATGTAGTTGTACCAGTTCAGAGCATCGCCGTACTTTGCAGGGTCGGCGGTGACAACGATAGGCTCTGAACCGTAATGCTTCTCATCAAAAGACTTGATGACGGCACGTGACTTGGTCTTTGGTTTTGCCTTGATCTTGATAGCTATACGAGCCATGTGAGGTTATTCCTTAGCAGTTGATATATTCAACGTACCATGCTTTTGATAATTTGTACACAACTATTTTCGTTCAGAGTTCTTTTGCTCCTTCAAAGATGCAATCAGACCCTTCCACTTAGGCATGATGGAATCCCAAGAGAACCGAGTATCAGCATATGTCTTGATAAATCCAAGGAGATTGGTCAGATCGTTGTTCTGCACATTCTCAATAGCGTACATCAGTGTGTGAGCAAAGATGTTTGCGTGGAGATTCATATCGATATGATCACCATCATACTGGACCGTCAGTCCACCTGATGTATCAGGCAGTGCACCAAAGTTAGGATGGACGGCAAGGCATCCAGCAGACATCGCCTCGATCAGACAGCGGCACGATGTTTCTGGCCAGATCGAAGGATACGCAAAGATATGAGCCTGTTGGTATGCTGCACGAACGGTTTCCTGATCTGCCCAACCATGGTAGTTGATCTGTGGATGATCACGGCATGCTTGGAACAATGGTTCGTACTGGCGATCACGACCTTCCCAGTTGCTGCCATAGATGCCAAACGAAGAGAATACATCAAGTTCAATATTAGGATATTTCTCGGCGAGGGCAATGAAGACCGGAACTAAGATCTCAAGACCACGATGTGGTGTCGATGTATAAAT